TCCCAACCGGTTGTTGTTGTGTTTTCTGCGTCTGAGTTTTTGATATAGTTAATACCACCAGCGCCTGATCCTTCCCCGATAGCTGTCCACGCAGCGTTTTTGTATCCTTCAAAACTTAACGTTTCTGAGTTATACCTAATCATACCGTCCGCAGGTGTTGACGGTCTAGCTGCTGTGTCACCTTGTGGTAGACGTAACGCCGCAGACCCATTGATTGTCACGTCGCCTGCGACTGTTGGGTTGTGATGAACTGTAAGTCGTACGCTGTTGTTAGCTTCTATTTGTGTATTAAACGCGTCGTTAGTACCGATTGTTAACGCAGCGCCAGCGGTGTTGCCTCCTTTAAGTACTACGTTAGACGTGTCGTTAAATGTTTTGTTTGTTAGTGTTTGTGTTGCGGTGTTAAGCGTAAGTTCGATTTCTGAACCCGTTTGTCCCGCTTCAAAACGTTTAGACGTATTGTTCCATATAAGTCTAGAGTCAGTACCGTCTGCAATACCATCTTCTATTGTAATACCAGCAGGGTCGCCTACACCTAAACCAGCGTTGTTGCCGCCAAAGTTTACAGTGATGTTTTTGTCGCTAACAGCTAAGTTAGTGCTGTTGATTGTCGTCGTTGTACCGTTTACTGTTAAGTTGCCCGCGATTATAAGGTCAGTTACTGAACTTCCAATCGTTAACGTACCGTTAGTATTTAAAGCTAGTGTAGCGTTGCTTGTGTTAGGTAGCGTTACAGTGTTAGATACCAAACTTAAAAGCGTACCGCTAGCCGGTAGAGTGGCGGTGGAGCCTCCACTAGCGCCGTTAAGTGTTATAGGTTCATTGTTAGTTGTTAAGTTTGCGCCTAACGTAAGGTTACCGCTTAGTGTAACCGAACGCGACGCGTTGTTTAAGTCAAACGTAAGTAGTGCGGACGCTGTGTTGCCGCTAGCTACACGAAGACCTAGTTCGTGTGTAGATGTTTTAAGTGTTGGATCTACTAAGGTTTTGTTAGTAAGTGTTTGAGTGGCGTTTGCAACAAGTATAGTGTCGGTAGCTGATAGGTTTGGTATATTTAAAGTCTGCGACGTTGTTTGCGCAGAACTAATAGTTAAAGTCGTACCTGTGGTCTGAGCTGTTGTATTAAATTTTACACGTTTAGTAGCGTCGCCACCAGCGTTAGCTGTAATAAGTTCTGTTAGAGTGTCAGACTCGTTAGGAAGTCGTACTTGTTGGTTAGCAACGCTAGGACTGCCTGCAACAATTGATTGAGGATTTGCTTGACCTTGTTTGAATTTGAGCGTGGTGCCGTCTAAGTCTAAGTTACCAGTAACACGTGCCATGCAAACGTCCTACGTAAAAACAGCGTGTAAGCGAAATACTTACACGCCAAGGTTAAAGGTTATGGTTCAAGTGCTTTTACACGAGCAGCTAGCTGATCTAAAGCAGCTTTAATACTCGTAGGCAATGGTGAGTTCCAGTCTGCAGGAACTGCAACGTCTATCTGTCCATACTGAGCCGCAGCACGTTCCCGTTTGTTGGGAACTTGCTTTGTGACTTTTTGGGTTGTAGATGCTATATTAGAAGGCATGAGTTTGCTCCTTAGAGGTTAGATGGTAAAGTTCTCAATAACACCGATAGCTGCGCTGTGTACAGAGATTATACAACCAGTACCTTCCATAAACAACTGTATGGATCTGTCATAACCGCTAGAGTTTGGTTTAAGGTGCATACCGTTACCGCCGTCTGGCTTAACAACTTCGAAGTCTGAACCGTGGAACTGAATCACATCGCCTTCAGGACAGATGTAGATTTTTTTCTTTGGACAGAATTCGTCTGCTTCAAACATAACGCTATTTTTACCATGTTGGTATCCAAGCGAAGCAACGCCACGTTTGTTGTCTTGGATAGAGTTAAATCGCCTGTCGGTCTCGCGAGACTCAACAAGAGCGTTAAGACTTTCCCAAGCCATCATAGCTTTAGAGTATTTATACCGTCCTTGACCAACAGCAACCATAAGGTCTGACATCAAGATTTGGAAGTCTTGTGAATCAAGAGGATTGCCGCCAACATCTCGTCGAGTACCACCAAGAGCACCACTCAAAGTGATGTTGTTAACAAGCCGTCCGTCGTTTCGACTCAAAGAGTCTAAACCAACAAACGCTTCCGTAAGCGTACCATAGTCAGCTGTAGGGGGTGAACTAAGATCTGGTCTAGTAATTTGTTGTGCTCTGTAAATATAGTCGTTGTCCAAACTGTTAGCCGTAACGTGGTTATGACCTCCCACAGCTTTTAAAACAACTTGGTCAGTTTTTCTGTTGCGAGAGACAACTTCCCACTCTGTGTTACCTTGAGTATCTTGCGTACCGTCAGCTAACGCAAAGATTACTCGATCGCCATATTCAAACCAACCAACATGTCCTCGGGCTGCGTTAGTAGTTTTGAGAGTTACAGTGATTTGTTGACCAGCGCCACCAGTAGACGTCGTATGTGAAGCAACTTCTCCAAGTACACCCGTACCGTCTTGGTAAACAGCAGCTGACAACAATCGACTTAAAATGGTTGTTTTAGTTCGCATTTCTTCTGCGAATGGTTCGCCATAACGACTCATGTCGCTAATAGCGCGAGCAATTACAGATCGTTCTGCTTCGACAGTCAAAGCAAAGTCTTTGTATTGTGCACGACCTTCGACTGTAGATGACTTGTGTGATTTTGGATACTCACCACTCAAAGAAACAAAGCCGGCAGCAGATGCGCCATAAGCTGATCTAAGCAAGAATCTAAACTCACGACCTTCATCTTTACCTTTCTTTTTCTTTTTGATCATCTCCCAAATTGGGCTATCTTCTGACAAATTGTTGTAAACTGCACCTTTAGATACAATTTTTAGATAGTTAGCAAGAGTAAGATTTGATAGAACTGTCATAGCAAAAATATCCTTTCGTTAGTTATTTACGTCCTCTTAGCTTGTTAAACAGTGTCAGAGGATCAAGTTTTAGTAGATTAGGATCAATAGAATTAGAATAATTTGCAGTGCTTGACAATTGAGCTTTTTGTGTAGCTGCTTGCTTTTTTTGCTCAACAGCTTGCTTAAGTTCTTTGTTGACTATTTCTGACTTAAAGCCAGCAATTGCTCTCGCGTTGTCGTCAAAGACTTTAGCTATAAGCTTAGGTCCAGGGAGTTTGCCTTCTGGCAATCTCTTAGCGTACTCTTTAAGATCTGCAACTGATTGCCGCCATAGCATCTTACGTAGTTTGTTGGCTACGTTAGGATCTTGCGTATCTACGACTTTGTGTTTAAAGAACGCTCGTTGCATCTCGGCTTCAAGTTTAGTGAGGTTAGCGCTGTACTCGCGCGCTTCTGCTTCTTGCCTTTTCCGCTCTGCTTCTCTGTTTCTGCGTTCCATGTCGCGTTCAAGGTTTCGCATCCGTGCTTCGTATTCAAGAAGTTGGCGTTCTTCCGGACTCGCCTCTTCGTATAAGCGTCGTCGCTCGTAGATCTCTTTTTCAATGTCGGCGTAAGGTTTGTCAAAAATTACTTCAGCCAGACGCTCAGGGTCATGCTTGAGGTCTTCAAGTTTGTCCCAAGCTTCTTTAATTTTAAGTAACTGTTGATGTTCCTGTTGCAAAGCTTCGTACTGCTTTTGGATCTTTTGCTTTTCAGTAAAAGCTCGTCTAGCGCCTGCTACTAGTGATAACTGTTTTTTTGCTTCGTCTAAACTGATTTCTACTTCTTTACCGTTAGCTTTGTACTTAATCGTCCCAGCTGTGGATGGATTAGACGTAGGCTTGTCAGCGTCAGAAGTTTCATCTGAGTTTGAAGAAGCTTTCTCGTTCGCCTCTTCGTCCCAAAAGCTTGACTCAGGCAGATCAATGCTTGGTTCAGCGGTGGAACTTACGTCGGCGGACGAGTCTAAGGTTTCTAGTCCCGCGTCAATGGTCTGCTCTTCTGCTACAATGTTTTGAAGTTCTTTGTTAACATCTACTACAAGGTCATCATGTTCTTGAATCATTTTATGCGTCCTTTCTCGGATAGCATGAGGTATATAAACAAAGCTACGTCCCTGACATAGGGATAGTAACTGTCTCTAGTTTACACAAAGTCCACATCGATGTCAACTATTTTTTATACAGGAGAAGCCGTTGGGGGTGCACCGCCGCCCATTAGGGCTGCTAGCGGATCAGCTCCACCGCCTGTTGAAGCTCCTGCTGCAGGCGCTACTGCGCTTTGAGCTTGTAAAGCTTCCCTGTCTTTTATGTGTTTTTCTATAAGCCGTTTAGAAGGTTCGGGCAGATCTCTAAACTCTGCTGTCATAATGTAGTCATAAGCAAATTCTAGCATAGCCGCGTGGTCAGCTACTTCTCTAGGTTCGATGTATACGTTACGTAGTATCATTTCTTCAAAGATCTCACGTTGACGTTCAGCCGCCATTTCCGCTCTATCATGTAACCCTTCAAGATCATTGAGTTTCATATAGCGCAAGATCGCTTTCATCGACATGCCAGCTTCTTTTAACTGTGGTGTCAGTAGGGTTATTACTTCTCTACGCATGTTGGGATCAAGAGGAAGACTCGTACCGTACTCTACGTCGAGATCAAAACCACCTGCGATGTCGGAACCTTTAAAGTCAGCGACTTCAAATGCTTTTTCTTTACCGAGCACAAGAATAGTACGGGGTTCTGACCAGTTCTCGCGAACCAATCCTAGAAAGTCTTTGTAGATTTGTTGTACTACAAGCTGATACTTTTTAAACAAACGTCTATGAATCATTGTGCCAGCTTCAATAGCCGTCTGTTGTGACACCGCGGATTGTTCTCTACGTTGTATACCCATCATCGAATCATTGACACCGTATAGATCTTGAATTGCTAACATGAGCTGTTCACGAAACTTCCAAGGGTCTGACGGTAGCTGTGTTGGGGCGATAAAGTGTGGCGGTTGGTTACCCGAGTATTTTACCCAGTCCCACGCACTATTGGACAACGATTGATCTTCTATGTCGGAACCTTCAGGAATAGCCATACGGACTACGGTGTGGGCTTGGATGACATCTAGTATCTGCGAGTCTAGTCTGTTAAGCATGTCTTGAAGTCTAGCTACGTAGTCTACGATAGACTTACCATAAACTTGGTTAGGAACATCTACGTAAGTTAGTAAGTGATACGGCAGACCTGCTTTGTAATGTGGGTTTGCAGATGGTTCTTTTAGTAACGTTCCGTCTGGTGTAAACCATACGTGTCTTCCAGCCATCCCGTTGATCGGTAAGCCTTTTTCATAGTATTCAAACACTACTACGTGATCTGTGTAGAGTTCTTGGTGGTCGATACTAAAACTCGACGACGCAGATGAGGATTCTATTTGACGCTGTAAGACTTCTTTATGCTTTGGAAACCTAAACACTGCTTCTTCGTATGGTATGTAGTGGCGTTCAATAACAAATCTTACATTGTCCCATGTACGAGCGTCTGGATCTAACCATATGTCACGAGTAGCAGGAACATAGACGTCAATGTCGCCTTCCATTACAATGTCACGAGTTTCGTCGTTAAAGTCGTAGATGTCACCTTTATCTGGGTTCCATACTAACTTTAGCCAGCCGTTACCATAGGTTAGCATATTTAAGTTTTGTTGGTCGATAAGTTCATCTAGTTTCTTAGAGGTACGAGCATAGCGAACTAACCTGTCAGCCGCGTCTGCTTTGCGTTTGTCGCCCGCGTCACTTGACGTAGGTCTTGCTATAACACTTGGTGGATTTGCGCTTAATTGAGAGTGAAAAAAGCGTAGGTACTTAAACGCATAGTTCATACCTATCTGTGAGTCTCCACCGTCTACTTCGCCGGACTCTAGTTCAAACGCCTCATCAAAGCCAATCGAAACGTTTTGTCCTAGTCTATAAGATGAGTTGTATAACAAGTTATGGTTTTCTTGCCACTGCTTTTCAAACTGTTCTCTATGTTTCTTACAGGCTTCTAAGCGTTTAAGGACTAGCCGTTTTACTTCTTCTGCGGTAAGTTGTTCTACTTTTGCCATTAACGGTTACTCCTGCGCATAAGGATAAGCTTTTTTAGCTGTGTTAGCATTGTATTTACTTTTTTAAGTTTTTGATGAAGACTAACAGCGACCAACGCCAATGCTACCGATACGACTAACAGTGTGTAGTAGCCTAGTAGTATTATGTCTATGCTTTCCATTTGCGCCCTCGAAACGCTGCGATTCTAGCTTTAGGAGGAAACTTACCAAACTTCAAACGCTGTGCTTCTTTGCGTTTACGTTCTTGGTTAGCTTGTTTTAGCCACTGATCATGTGTGACTGGTTTAGATATTAGTTCATCTTTAGGTAAGTTGTCAAGTCCGTACTGTAAACAATCTAGTAAGTGATACTTTGTGGAGTTAGCGATCTTTTCGCGTCCTGTGTCTTCCCACTGTGCGGTACTAAGTTCCTCTTTAAGGTCTGTACACCAGCTAGCGATACTTATTGTCTGTTGGACAAGCGCTTCTTCGACTTGTTTAATTAGTTCAGTCTTTCTACGGGATTTGTCGTTAACGCCTATGTACAAACGTTTACGGTGTAGGGCTTCTTTGGCAAACCACGTAGCCGATGGATCATAGACACGTTTAACAATGTTTAGCCCCGCGGTCTTTCGTTCAATTACGTTTAGTAAATCGGTTGCCGCAGACCCTTTAATATAATCCGCTCTGACAACGTACCATCGACTGGTGGAGGGTTTTTGTGCCAGTAACATAAAACCCGTGTCCCCGCTAGCTGCTGGGTCTACAATTTCTACATGCCGCCAACTAGGATGATAACCTTCGGGGTCTTCGACGTTTCGTTCCTCTTTAAAACTAAACACCGCAAGATCTCCTGTAAACCATTCCCCGTAAAGTCTAGCTCTACGTTCCGACTCGGGTAGAGTAGCGTACCTAAGGAGTATCTCGTGTTCTCTACCTGCATAGATTGGATTGTCTAACATGTTTAGTCTGTAAACACGTCCAACAGGATCAGTTAGTCCTTCAATCCATCGCTTAACTGCAGGCGATCTTAGAAGCGGTGTAAACGTAAGTAAGAATCTTCCGCGGTTAGATTGTACTCTAAGAGCAAGTTCCATGATAAGCGAAATACTGTCTGCTAGTTCGTCCATCCATACGTAATCTAGAACAAATGATTGAACTTTTTCACGTGCTTCGTTGACGTTATGGTGGGACATAAAGACGATTACAGCGTCGTCAACTAAAGATTCTACTCGCTGGAGAACGTTACCTATGCGAATTTCCTTATATGTTCCAGGTGTGATAAACGGTTTAATTTTAGAGCGCCAAAGTTCGGTTTCTACTTGCTCACCTACACGACCTATGACTAAGATTTTACGCGTACGTGACGTAGGTTTCCAGTAGGGGTGTGTATTTTCAAACACCCAAGCCACTTCTCGTCCACCTACCGTTGATTTGCCCACTTGATTCGCAGCAACTAATGCTCTAATTTCATAGTGTTGCGCACCTTCAAAGATCTCTTGTTGTTTGGGCGTTGGACGACTGGATAGATCGTTAGGGTTCATACACTGCTGTATGCCCAGCGTTTGCAGTCGTTTTAAAGCAACCGCTAGTTGTCGTGAGATCTCTTGTTCGTCACTATCGTGATACGTAGTCAAAGAACTTTCCTAGTAGTGTTTGTTTTCTACAATCATCACAGTCACAGGGCTTACATGCTGGACAATCGCAAGGCTGACAGTCATAGCAGTCACAAGGATTATCGTCATACTCGTTTTCGGCTTTTTCTAGGCGATCTACAACATAACTGTCGTCTTTTTGCGAAAGTCCTTCTGCATCTAACGCTTTGTAAAGTTTATCATATAATGATTTTACTTCAGCTTTTGTTAAAGGTTTGTTAGACGTGACTTCGACCTGTACAAATTCTGCTTCGGGCAATTGTGCTTCAGCACGCCACGCAGGCGTACCTAAGATTTTGTCCATAAGTTTAGCAGCTTTAGCTATTCTTGCAGGCATATCTAACTTTGGATCGACTTTGTCTAACTGTTTGTCAAATAGCTTTTTAAGATCGTATACTCGTTCTATGTCACGTGACGTAGTCATTGTTAGCTTACCACCGTTTTCCAAATCGCCGTTACGGTTACAGAGTTTGATGATCTTATCCTAGCTAAAGGTCCAAGCATGTCCGGTAAGTTGTTAGTACCAATAAACGTATCTGGAAGTCTTACACGTACGAGTCCGCCACTGTAAGCTGCAATGTTTGTCATCGTAATTGATCTCCAGCTTTGACCGCCATCGTAAGACGTATCAAGTGTAATCGTACCAGGATCTGCTGACGAATTAATCTGAAGAACTAAATACCTTACGTCACCTTCGTGGATTTTAAACGTCTCTGAAGCGTCAGATGATGACATTGTAATTGAAGGTTTATTTTCTAAAAGGTTTTTAGTGTTAAAGCCTGCCATCGGTTAGTTCCTTATAAAGTTGGTAAGGCGTTATAAATTTGTTATGCGGTATCGGACTGTCAATGAACTTTACCGCGAGTTCTGTACATAAAAACTGGTTAGCGTTTTGCCAAGTGATCGTCGGAGGATAAGGTATCTTAAATAACTTATACTTTAATGCACACCAGGCAAAATACAGCAACCCTTTATAATCATAGGACGCTTTGGCGTGTAAGTCAAGAACAAACTTAAGTAAATCTTTACGGACTCGCCAATGTATAGGATAGTTTACTGTATATATCACTTTGTTTTTACTGTGAAACTCAGAAGTCCACTCTAGCGTGACGCCTGTAAGAAGTTTTGAATGTACGACAAGTCCGTCAGGAAACTCGATCGCTACGTGAGATACGGGTTCACCTAACGCCCAACGTATGAGTCTAGAACTTATGGTATTACTGGCAGTAAACTGTAACTTCATGGTTGATGTAAAAATAAGTTAAGAGCAAGTAAAGCTTCAGCTGCTCCAGTGTTAGTGTAACGTACCCTAATACTTAGTCCCGCTGGTAAAAATGCAGGATACAACTTGTATAAGCCTCGTCCTTCTGCTACGTACCAACGACTGCAAAAAGAATCTAGCACACCTAAGCTAGGATGTACGACTTCAAAATCTACATAGTCACCTAGTTGTCCGCCTTTACAAAGGTACTCAGCTCCGTCCATAATACGGTTTGAGGTTAACGTATACGACTGTTCAGTAACGCTGGTAGCAGCGCAAATCATAAAATGTGTACCATAAAGCCTAGCGCGCTTACCATCTGGATTAGGAAATGCCACTGGTTCGACTTTTATCCTGTCTGGGTCTGGTAGCGGTGTAGCGATGTGGGCATCTACTAAGTCGTTAAGTAGCCTTTGGTCAGCGTAGGGTAAATCTGCCTTAAATACTACTAGCGTTTCTAGCGAGTCTGCTGTGATGTAGTCTAATGCAACCGTTATGACTGACTGTTCTATTTCTTGCTTTAATCTTGCGACATTACATACTTTAGGAAACGTATAAGTCATTCTACTCTCCACAACACGAGGTTAGCTTGTCTGACACTAGCAGTAGTGGCTGTGTCCCCAACTTTAAATTCGAGGGTAAACGTGGGCGTTCCTGACAGTCCTGAAATGCTAACCTGTCCTGCAATGTTTCGTTCTCCTTGTGTCCGGATAATAGATTCACGGATTTGAAACAACGTTGAAGTTCCTTGTCGCACCCGTACGTCAATCTCTCGGTTAGCAGCGGCAGTAGTCCCTATAACTGCGTACTTAAGTAAGTATGTGCCTAGGGGAAGTGAGACAGACGGTGTGAGGGTTACCTTTGTCGACCAAACCGTAGTAGACGTGGTAGAACTTGTTGAGTTAGACTCAGCGTACGTAAAGTATGATCCAAACCTAGCAGCACGCTCGATCGCACCTTGCACATCTGTTTCAGAAATCACGTTAGGAACTTCGTCAAACGGGATTGCTCTAGCTACGGGTGTTGCATAAAATGGTCCTCGCATTTAGGCAAGCTCCTGTACGCGAACATTTACAGATCCAGAGGAAGTTCTAAGCCACACGTGTACCGAAGGACCAACGCTAATGGAGACTAGTTGATCTTTGAACAACTCAATACCCTGAGCAGTTGTAAACGTATCAGAGTAACCTAAAAACACATTGTTAGCTTTTGGTTGTATGATTAAAAGTTGACGTCCTGGTAACGGACTAGCACCAACTTTGGCTTCGATGGGAGTTGTTGTCACAATGATAGCGGCAGTTACTCCCTCTGTGTCAAGAACATCAGATCTATCTGGATTAAAGCTTATACTCATGAAGATTTACTCTTTTTAGAGTTTTTAGCTGATGGTTGTTCATCTGTAACTTTAACAGGTTCAAACACGTGATCTTGAATCTTTTTAATAAGTTGATTATACCAGATTAGTTGTTGATGAAATTGAATCCACTCAGTAACCGACATGTCAAACCTTGCTTTTGACAATGCTTGTGCAAACTTATCAGCTTTAGTTACATCATCTTTTGTAAACAAGAACAACTCCTTAAGAAAAAGCTAAGCTTCGGTGAAGAAGCCTAGCCATATGTTAGTTACGCAAGTTCAAGAACACGAACGTCTTGTGTACCACTGGCGGAGATTGCTTTTAGCGACAAAGCAGCACCGATACGAGCTTCTAGAGTAGCTCCGGGTGCAAGTCGTAAGCCGTTAGCAGTGGTAACGGTACCAACACCAACAAAAATGTTTTTGGTACCTAGGTTTTGTATAAACATGTTAGTTCTGTTAGGCAACGCCGACGTTACAAGATCGACACCACCAGCGGTTGTGTCAACTGATACAGCGCTGTTAGCCGCTGCGGTGTGAAAGTCTGCCATGCGGGCGATACCAGTCGAACCGACATATGCTAAAAAGTTAGTGCCGTCACCTATACGAACACTATCTTGAGTATGCGAAAGATCGCGGATGTCTAAGTCAGTAGCTTGTACAGTAACCGTGTTGGTAATACTGTTAATGTTCCAAGTACCTGATTGTACTGCTGCTACTGAGTCAGTGGTGTTAGACAAAGCCCGTTGTAAGACTCGTAGCCTACCGTTAGCGTCTACTTGTAAGGAAGCGTAGTCACCGTCAGCAGACACAAGAGATCCTTCTGTGTCATTACGAACAGCTAAGATGTGTGTACCAATGTCAGCGTTTGTATGAACAGAATCTTCTGCAAAGTTAGCTGGGTTTGTCATTGAAATCGTGTTAGCTACGTTGACGTCTAACGCTTGCTTAGTACCTACGGTGGTGTGGGTTAGTAGGGTACCATCGCTTGATCTTAGGAACGCACCAACGCTATCGCTGGCGGCGATGGAATCTGAGTCTGTGATGTCAAATCCTAGTTTGTCTTTACCAATCATTAAGTCTCTCCTTGTTGGTGTTAAGTCCAGTATTCTAACTCTAGCTGATGACCAGCTACAGTAGATCGTACGTAAATAAATCTAGCGGTGGCGTCTAGCTTATCCATCCACTTGTATGCGTTTGGGGCAAGTGTGACGTATGAAGTTGCGGTACCGCCGCTAGTATAGGCATAACGTATGCTTACGGTGCCTACGTTTTTTAACATAAACGCTTTTGTGCCAACAGGCAAGCTTAAAACTTGTTCAGTGTTAGCTGCTGTAATAACAGGTCTACTGGTAATTCCGCTTGAAAATATAATGTCGTTGTTGTTACCGCCGCCACCACCACCTGTTACTACTATACCCCCGCCTACGGTTATCGTTGCCATACTTATGTCAACGCCTCTATGATACGAATGTCTGACGTACCTGCTGTGCCTCTAACTGCGAACACAGCTTGCCCGGCTGCTAAGTCTATACTTAAAGACTCACCTTGCGTGAGAAGCCAACCGCTTGCGGGCGACGCTTCAGCAAGTGTAAAACCGATGTAAACGTTTGCAGACGACGTGTTCTTAATAACAAGTCCACTACGATCAGTTAGTGTCGCGGGGATAAGTACTGCCGCTGTGTTGGTTACTGATACGCTGTACGCTGTTGCGGTGTTAGCAGCCAAGATACGAGCGTTTAATTCTCCTGCTGTCAGTCCCTTAGCTACTACTTGTAGGTCACACGCCGCCGTGTGGTTGATTGACAGTTGACAGTTAGCTAACGCCACTGCGGCTTTTTTGAGTAGTAACTCCGTTGTCGGTGCTGACACCGTAGGAAACTCTATAACAGTAGTTGCCTCGCCGGGCAACGTGAACGTCGAACAGTTCACAGTAACATTACCGCTCACCGAGCGTACAAACACGGACAATAGTAACGTGTCTGCGTGCAACACAAAGTCGACTAACTCCACGCCACTGCCGGCTAGAGTACCGTCAAACAAGACTACCGTCTTACCTGCGTTAACTGTTGCGAGCCGTTGTGACACGTCGTCCTCGCTTCAAGTATGGGGTTATAGTATCACACGGCAGTAAAGAAGTCAACAATGATTTATCTACGAGCCAGAACAACATAGATTCAAGCATTCTAACGATTGACTCTTCTTGTTCGTGTGACAGCGTTTGATTTTGTCCCGTTATACTAAAGTACGCATGAATAAGTTCGTGAAACAGTGTAGAGCAGATATGGTCAATACTTGCGTGTTCACGAACGTTTATCTGTATTAGGTTTTCGTCCATCAACGTATGACCAAACATCTGACTACCGTCTTCACAGTCAGGATCTTTTAACGACTTAACAAACTGTACGCGTATAGGCTTTGGACCTAACGGAAACTCGATGTCAGCGATTATACTACGAGATCTTGTCACACGTCACCTTCCTCACGAACTTAGTATACGCTTAGGCGGACGGTTTGACAAGCTTTAAATTTGTAACAATAAATTCCTTTAGTTCTGTTTCTGACATCTTTTCTATGTCCTTGTCGCGGTACTCCACGACCCTGTGGGAGGGAGGAGTGAAGCCCGCGTATTCAAGGATTAGACGAGCTGCTGCTACTTGGTTTGCAGCGGTCACCCGTCCGGTAGGTCCAACGTCGGTTTCTGTCACGATGTTCATTAAACATTTAACAGCTGATTCCGACGTAGCTTCTAGTAAACGTTTAACGGTGTCTTTTTCTGCCAACCACTCAAGAAACCCTTCTTGTTCTGCCCACCGTACAACACTACGGTTGCCGGTAAGAGTTTGCAGCTGCTGAGGGGTTAGCTCGCTAACTTGAACTCTAGGATGCTTAGCGTACAACGACGCTTTAAACTTCGACTGTGGTAGGGTAGGGGTGAAGCTCATTGTTCGACCTCTTCATACACTAAAGTGGTGCCCACACGGGCGTAGGTTTTGTTAGCAAACGGGGCAAGAGTAGTATCACCGAACTGTCGACTGCCTGTAAGAGGACCGATCGTCAATACAGGGGGCGTAACAAGGGAGGTGATAGTTGTTTCTGTACCGTCTTGTAGTCGTAAAGTTAATGTTTGGCGCATTAGACACACTCCTGCTTAAGAGCTGAGCACGCTTGTTAGCGCTAGCTAGCGCTAGCTCGATCTTGCCGGCATGCGGTGCTTACGCTCGTTATACTGTGTCGGGTAGTGGGTAGCAGTATACGCTTGCGTAAGTGCTCGCTTAGCTAGCGCTTGCTCGCCCGCGAAGATCGCTAACATAGCGAGCGTTGCAAGTGGGAGCGTTACCGCCAAGAGTGTGCTATCGTTGCATGTTAGCGCGCGCAAGCACTTGCAAGCGTAGACTTGCGAGTGCGGGCGATCTTAATACTTGCAAGCGCTTGCTAGTGTTTACGAGCGCTCGCTTGTCCCGCTTGCTTTCAAGTATAACATGCTTTGGCGAACTGTCAACAAAAAAATAACAACCACCAGTAACTGCCCACAGTTAGCTAGCTTACGCTTGTAGTAGCTAGCATATACTAACGCCCCCGCGGTGTCATGTCGGTAGCGTAGGGGGCACGAGCAAAGGCACCAAACATCAACGCTAGAACGCGTTTGTAGGTCAGGTAGGGTCGTGGGTACCCCCTGTAACAACGCGTTGTAAAATCTCTAAAATCTTACATAACCTACCTCCCCGTTTTGTGCAGTGATGTCGCTAGGTTACTTCCGCGGGCGTACCCCCCTTAGAAAGTGTAAATTTTACAGTTGGCGTCCGCGTCGGGCTAGCCGGCAAGAACGCAAGACGCAAGATCGGTACAGCGCCCCGGGTGTGGAGTCGGTAATCCATCCCGCGTCGGCACCCGGTCGCCCCCACTTGTCAGTCACT